GTCGGTATTTAGGTGGATTTAGGTCATCCGCTATGCCGGTTATCGCTCATGGTGGCGAGTACATAATGAACGCAAAGGCTGTTCAGTCTATAGGTTTGTCTAATTTGAATGAAATGAACCGCACTGGAAGAGATTATAGTAGCGGAGGTGCTTCAGGTGTAACTATAAATGTTGATAACTTCATTGGTCAGCCAGAGTGGTTTGAGGAAATGATGTCAGAGTATGATGTTAAAGTAACACCGAGGGAGAATAGAAACGCAGGTACGGATGTCAGAAAGATAAGCTCTATGTCCGACTCCAGTAACAGGAGGAGAGTATAGTGGCTGTTCATAAAGGCTCGTCAGTTATCTACGGTGTAGGTAGAGTGATAGCTATAGATTCCGACAGTAGAAGCAGAGGTAATGTGCCTCAGTCAGTAAAGCCACTGATGAAAGTTAATGGGCTAACAATAACCGCACACAATAGATCCTATTCTTCGAGCACAAAATCTATAGAAACAGTTATGAAACTTGCATCTGGAAAAAGTAAGAGATTTTATAAAAAGTCTAGTAGACATTTTGCATTAAATTTTAAATATTTGCCTGACAAAAGCTCTATGACTGTAGATGGCTATTCTGGTAGAGATGATCTACTGTATTTGGCGAGAACAAGAGACGATGTGCTAGTGGAGTACCTTCCTGACTATACATCTGAATCTACAAATTTCGACTACAAATCTGCGGTATGTTATGTATCTAACTATAGTGAGACCTTATTGCGCAGAGATGAATTAAATGGATGCTATTATTATGATGTATCTATAAGTTTTGAGGAGTTGTAATGGCTACAGTAACTTCGTCAGTATCTATACCCTGTACAGGGTCTGTTTCGTTAAGGACATTTGGCGACTGGGGAGATAGACCTTATTTAATGTTTAATGGCGATGATGTCACAGATCATGGACGGAAAACACAGTTTAGTCTGATTAGATCTAATGTTATATCTGTCAGGAGGCACACAGGGGTGTCAAAAAGTTATTATCCTGCTAATAGTAATAAAATAAAAATGTCAAGCTCTTGGTCGATGCTTCCAGATACCTCTTCCAACACTACTGATGGTAGATCGGGGCGAGTAAAATTAAAAAAACTATGTGATTCAAGAAGTGAAATAACACTGTATATTAAAAAAAACGATGGCTCTGGTTATTTAAGTTATAATGGATATATCTCTAGTTATAATGAAAACTTATTTTCAAGAAGAGACTATGAAGGCGGCGTTCTTTATGATATAAAGATGGAGTTTACTGAGTTATGATTACTAATAATACAAACAACACTACACTGTCTAGTAGCTTTACTGATGCTATTGATAGCTCGATGCTATCGACGAATCTCCGTGTTTATATAGACTGGCTTGATTCTAGACACCTAGAGGTGTCTGGATCTTCTGTTACTGTTACTACGAATGACCAACACACTAGCACTGCCAAAGGGGACGCTGGTCATTTCTTTTCTCCCGAACAAACCGTAAACGGATGGGAGAGGCAATCATACCTATGGGGTGTTTGTGGTGCTCTGGGTGTGGATGGAAGAACTATAAGATGCGACGGTCAGTGGCATGTGATGCCAGACGAGGACAGCTCAAGGCATGAGTTTGGCTGGTGGAGTAAAACAGCATCTGATTCCTCTACAGGGGACTGGACAACATCTCCAAATGTTGAACTATCATTTGATGCAACCCGATGCACTCACATTAGAGTAAATACTTCCGAATACTACGGTCAGCTAAGCTCTATTAAGGTAGAATACAAACTCGAAGGCGAAACCTCATGGACGGTTCACGAATCATCTGCAAGTATAGCGTCAGGTTCTTACTATTATGAAAGCGAGATAAACAATGGAAACTACTTATCAATAATAGGTATTAAAATAACTGCACTCTCCACCAGAAACAAAGGTGATTTCGCAAGGATAAATGAGATTATTCCTATCTACAGAGAAGATATATCACAGTATGTTGTTGATTCTTCCGTAGATAAGGTGCATACATTACACGGTAGTTCTTTGCCGATAGGCTCAACTGCCTCTAACTCTGGACAGGTCCTTTTAGACAACACAAGTGGCCGGTTCAGTCCGTTCTCTAGTTCAGGTATGGGACCATATATGAAAAAAGATATAAAAATAACTATTGACTTTGGTGTTCTAACTGATGAAGTTTCTGATACATATGAATATGTTCCTTTTGGGACGTATTGGATAGATCAGTGGTCTGTGTCTCACAACATGACTGTTGACGCATCTTTTAGAGATTATACAAAATTTTTAAGTGAAATTATAATTGATGATGGATATTTTACGCAAGACACGCTTGCTGGAGTTGCTGTTGGCGAGCTAGTTCTGAAGTCCAATTTTTCTAGGGCTAATTTAAATATAATTAAACATTTTAAAGATGAAGTTATAGAAAAATCTGGTATAGTCCATCTTCAGTTCGATGATGGAAACCCCGGCAATAACAATGCTGCAATCAATATTGCCGATAATGGTGTTTGGGGACAGTGGTGGAATAAAGAGCAGATAATTTTAGGTGAACCACAGATTACAAAAGAACTCCGTCCAGATTTCTTACAGATAGAAGTAGGTGCTTTGAGAGATACGGTTAAGGAGATTGATAGAGCCTCGGCACCATTAGTGAGAGAGATTGTAAGCTCGTCTGCAGACGCATTGAATATAAACAATTTAAACAACGGAAGTTCTGATGTTTTTGCTGGCGCTAATGCCTTCGATGGAAACACGAGATATATTAATGCTACCTTTAATACCTACTATGTCCCAGCAAGCTCAAGCAGCACCCTATTTAAATTCACAGTTCAAAATGCAGGTATAAGAGTTTGGATTAATGATAACTTAGTTTTAGATAAATATAACAACGTAGATACACCATACAATACTGATTGCTCATATGTAGTTGATGTTGGTTCGTTAAGAGCGAATGCTGCATACAAAGTGCACATTGAGTACTATCACTGGTATGGAACACAAAAGCTTGTTTGGGAGTATTCAACTGATAGTGGATCAAACTATGCTGATGTACCTTATTCTTCAACCTGGCTTGCTATAGCCGAAGACTCTATTGGGATTAGAGATACCTATGTATCATCAGCCTATTCTGATAGTTATGATCATTTCAATCATGGAGTTTATCTGAACAGTTCTTCGCCAGTAAGCTTAAGTCAGCCATCTGGTATGACATCTGATGCTTCTGGTAGGTCTACTGATTTTAATAATGATCTTAATAGCAATTATCAACATGTCAAAATACCATACGATGCCTCTTTAAACACTGCATTGTCAACCTCTGATAACTATACTGGATCTTATTCTATGGAGGTATTTGTTAGTTTCGATTTAGCTGTAGGGGGCATGGGTGTATATGCTGGAAATATTGACGATGCACATAGCGCGTCTAAAGGATGGGGGCTGTTCCATACCTCCGCAACTAGTGGTGTGTATTTATATGATGGATCATCACTATTGACAGCTAGCTGTGGCGATACATTCCATGACACAAATGAATGGACGCATATTGTTGCGACCTATGATGGTACTACATTAAGTTATTATGTCAATGGCGTACTGAAAGGCTCTGCGACTGGAAGTGGCCATACTTCTTGGGCTAGTAGTGATATTTTGATTGGTAAATCCACAGATTCATCAAGCGGTTCGTCCGTTGATTATTACTTTGATGGAAAGTTTGATGAATTTGTAATGTACAATAAAGCACTGACTGCAGATGAGGTGCTTAATAATTATTATTCTATAAAAATTAAAGAAACGCCTTATTATGAATATCTATTTGGCAACAGCGCAAGTATTTTTGATTTGATGCAAGAAATAGCTACAGCAGATTTAGGAATGTTTGCTTTTGATGAGTATAATAAATTCAACTATTACCACTATAATAGGTTCTATGAGTCTTTTATAAACGAACATAGTTCAGTCCAAAAGACAATATCTGACGACAATTTTGTTATTAGTGGCAGTGTGCCAATAGATTTACAAGCTAATAAGGTAGTGGTAAAGATTAGCGATCCACAGGTAGCGGCTGTAGGGGCGCAGCAACTATGGAGAGCCCCTAGTCCAACCACTATGGTTATAACTCAACTATCGGGGGCTATGGGGACAGCAAGTACCTCTATACCTGTTGTCTCAACAGAGGGTGAGTATCCATGGTATGATTCGGGGTATGTGAAGATTAATAACGAGATTATACAGTACACTAGCAAGACAACAGACAGCCTTGATGGTCTAACTAGGGGGATGTTCGGGACCACAGCGGCTTCACATTCTAGTGGGGATAAGGTTAGGGAAGCTAAATATTTTTCCATTAATTACGGTAAAGCACCTGCGTTGGGGGTTAAGCGTCCATTTATTGCGGCTGAGAAGTTTGAGAGCCCTAGTCTATTGTATTTAGATGTTTGGGAACCCTCTGCTTTTGGAGCAGAAATAGTAGTTAGCGCTACTACTGATAATGCTGTCGGCGATCTGGTTTACATGGAGGGTACGGATGAAGCAAAACAAATAGATTACTTCACGTCAGTTGCGGGAGTACCTGTAGGTGTTTCGACATCTAGTTCGCAGATTGTCGAGCAATCTGCTGAAAATAGCCCAAGTATTAGAAAATATGGAGTAAAATCTTTAGAGATTTCTAATAAGTTTATTACTGACTCTGCTTGGGGTCATACAATTGCTTCTTTCATTAGAGATAAGTTTGAAGATGTGGTAATGGTTTTGAGCGTCAATATAACTGGTGTGCCACAATTGCAGTTAGGTGATAGAATAAAGATAGGAACTTATGATAACTTAAGTATATCTAATAAAGAGTTTTGGATTATCAAAATAGGGTCAAATATGGGAACAGGTATCCAACAGACCTTGACCTTGAGGGAGGCTACATAAATGTCAGACGATCAATCAGGAGTTTCAGAACATCAGATAACTTTCTATAGGGTGGCTGGTCATAGCCACAATGGAGAGGACTCATCGAGAATAGACTTTAGCACCTATGACATATTAGATGTTATAGATATGGGTCAGTTACAGAGCATTATTGTAAACACCGTTCAAAACTCTGTATTAACTACAAACAGCATTACTGTTGGTGGTGGTGGAAACTCAATCGTTATTGATGGGTCAACTCCTTCAACGCCGGGTGGTCTTTCTGTTTCTTCTTCTGCTTCCACTGTTTCTGATGGAAACATATATATTGATGCTTCTTGGTCCGGGGATGACGATGGATCTAACATTACATATCGAGTTAAGCTTGAAAAGAGTGATAACGGATCTGCTGGTACTTATTATGTTTCTCAAACAGCGGAAACATCAGAACTGTCTCACAGGTTTGAGTGGATAGATAATGCCTCTAGTGATGGATCAACAATCTATTACAAAGTTAGCATCTATGCTATTAGTCCTCTGGGGGTTATTAGTACACCTACAACATCTTCCGCTATAGCACCCGCTGTTGATTCAACAGCACCTGCTCGCCCTGTTTTTAACAACACATTGACTGGTTTCGACGAGGGCGTGAATCCTACATTTAAAGGGTTCTTCGTTCAGCTTGCTGACAACAGTGAGTTTGATGTTAAAGACGGAAGGGGACAATATGAGTTCCAAGTATCTATATCTAACAATCCACTCAATGGCGCTGCAGAGTTTGATGATGCTAACAAAATGAAGGCTTCTGGTTCTTCTAAGAGCAACTTTTTTCTTATTAACAATCTCGCCGTAAGAGCAAGCGCTGGGGCATCAAAAACAGATTATTATTTAAGAGTTAGGGCTAAAGATAGCTCTGGGAATACTTCTCCGTGGACCTACTACAGAAATACTAGCGATGGTGGATCTAGCGGTGCGGGAACGACTGACTTAACTCTTTCTTCTGCAATTAATGTTTTGGAAGTCGCTGGTGGTGTAGACATTGAAGCTAATTCAATAACTGCCAACGATATTTTAGCAGGTACAATAACCGCTACTCAAATAGCTTCTAACACAATTACTGCTGCTAATATAGCTGCTGGTGCCATAACAACGACTGAACTTAACGCAAGCGTTGTTGAGGTTGGGGATACAATATCTAGTGCAAATTATGACAACACCTCCGGTTCAGAGGCTGGCTGGCAGCTTCATAGTGATGGTTCTGGTGTTTTAAATAACCTTACTGCTCGTGGTGGTATTTATGCTACTAGTGGCGAGATAGGTAGCGGCGCATCAACATGGACTATAGGTTCAGGAACCATGCAAGCAAATACAGGGGCATCTTCTTTGATCCTTAGTGCTGCAGGCACCGTTCCTTTTATAAGGATGGGGTCGAAAACTGCTTATGACGATACCAATGCTGGTGTATGGATAGACCCTGCGAACGGATTAACTCTCGGGTCAGGAACGACTGGTCTTCGGGCAGGGACTGATGGTTCATTTTATTTAGGCGCTACTACTGGTTCTTATGTTCAATGGGATGGCTCAACTTTTACAGTTTCTGGAGACATAACTGGTGGAACGATTGATATTGGTAGTGAATCTTTCCATGTTGATTCCGAAGGCAATATGTGGCTTGGTCATTCTAATTATGCATCTGCTCCGTTCAAGGTAAGTAAAGATGGGAATTTAACAGCTACTTCAGGAACTTATTCTGGAGCCTTGAGTGCCGCTACAGGAACATTTGCTGGTAGCCTCAGTGCTGCTACAGGCACCTTTTCGGGAAGCCTCAGTGCTGCTACAGGAACATTTGCTGGCAGCCTTAGCGCCGCCACAGGCACCTTTTCGGGAAGTCTCAGCGCTGCTACAGGAACGTTCTCTGGCAGTCTCAGCGCTGCCACAGGAACTTTTGATGGCAACAGCACTAGCAGGATTAAGTTTGATACTACATCAGAGTCTGGAGGCTCAGCAATACGTTTTGGAAAAACTAGCGATGATGATGCTTATGGCTACCTTTTGTATGGCGTTCTTACTGGCGGTGGAACAAATGGACCAACTATGGACGGCATTGCTTTAAAGAACAATGGCGGAAATAGTTATATCTCTATTGGGAACTCAGGTTCTTATTTTGTTGATATTATGAGCGATAATATTCTTAGGCTTACATCGGGGTCTTCTGAAGCATCAGAATGGGTTGAGGTGTCTAATAAACTTGAAGTTAATGGGACGTTAAGAGCAAAAGATAATTGTAATATTGGACCTGGACTTTCAGGGTTTAGCAAATCTGCTGAACAATATCTTCAGGTGGCAGGCTCAAGCGATGCTGGCATAGTTATAGCTTCTTCTATAGGTGGTTATTTAAGATTCGGGGATACAGGCAACAACTCTGTTGGGGGGTTTTGGTACAACCATTTTTATAACATTTTGACAGCAAGGGCTAATGGAAGCGATGTGGCTCACTTTGTAAGTGGCAGCTTTAGTCCACACACATACAATAGCAAAGACCTTGGTAGGTCCGGTTACTACTGGAGCGATGCTTTTATCTATAATGGGGTCACTTCCAATTCCGATGTAAACGCTAAGAA